ATGATTACCATATTGAGTAGTCTTTGGTTCTAAAAACAAATCGTTTTTGTTGTAATATTCACTCATAATGTATAATATATCTATATATATCCTAAACCTTATTTTTACTATTATTTAGTTATTTGAAATATCTTGTTTTGTTATAATATAATGTCTGGTAAAACAAATCCCGAATATGATTTATTAAATACTCCAAAAATTGATGAAAAATATCGTGTAATGCCTATAAAACTCAACAAAAATATTCCAGACAAATTTCCACTAGATAGTACAAATGATAGTAATAATAATACAGACTCTTTTCTTGATGGGCTATACGACAAAGAAAGGAGCCTTATTGAAGAAAAGTCAGAAAAGTCAAAAAAGTCAGAAAAGTCAAAAAAGTCAAAAAAGTCAGAAAAAAAGGGTGGTTCGTCAAAACATAAAAAACGACGTTCTTATAAAAAACGTCGTTCTTACAAAAAACACAAATCGTATAAAAACAAAAAACATAACAAATAATTATATTGAAAACCATCACAATATAATTACACCCTTGAATATTTCAATCCGCACAGCGGATGAAACTTAAACTAAGTTATCAGTTACAGTTTGAACCATTGCACCCTATGGGGTGCGGTTTCAAATCTTCACTTGTATAAATAACTCAAATTTTATTTATTACTACATTCATCTGACTATCAGGTTTCTTTGTTTTTTGTTCATCACTTACTATCATAGGATTTCCATTTTCCAAACCTTCATTTACTTTTCTGTATCTCATGAAAGCAAATAGTAAAAATAATGCTAAAAGGATCACAATAATAATCGTTGAAAAATTGCTTTTTTGGAAAATATTTTGTAACATACTATAAATAACTATACATATATTTTTTGTATTTATTTATTTCCATTACAATTGGTACAATTTGGTCTATTGTTTATACTAAATATATTCGTACGAATATTGATCAAAAAATTATTATAATTATTATAATTTTCTATCATTTTCTTGATTTCTTCTTCGGATAGTTTGTTCAAAGGTGTTGGAATGTTAGGCACAGGATTCGAACTTCCACCTAATTTTGAACCTTGACGCGTTGCTGTTCCATTTGTACTAAATAGCATTGGTATTATATTTGGCATTTTGAAAAAATTGACTTTGATTATTATACATTTCTCATGACAAAAAATATAACAACAATAATGAATAAATCTACAGGATACGATTGTAAATTTTGTGTACGTAATTTCAAAGAAAAATTCAATTATGACAGACATATTTTGTGTTGCGAATTCTTTCATAAATCAGAAAGGGAACGTAATAACGAAGTCGAAATTATTGAATCGTTGCCTAGTCAAATACAAATGTATCAATTAATCCAGGAATTAGCTATACGTGTAAATCGATTGGAAAAAGAAAATCGTAAAATATTACAATCACAAAAACGTAAAATCAATGTTCTGGATTGGCTCAATGAAAGCAAAACAAAAGAGCCCTCGATTATTTTCTCTATCTGGTTATCTAGTATTGTTTACAAGAATATTTCAAATCAATTGGATAATGTCTTTCAAAATGACTTAACGAGCGGCATAATTCGTTTGTTTGATAATGTGCTCAGTGATTGTGATAGTGATAAAATACCTATATGTGCTTTTGATAATAAACCAAATACGTTTTATATTTATGATTTTCGAAATCAACAGATGACAGATACTGATAGTGGTGATAATACTCCTATGTGGATGGTTTTATCTGTTTCGGAATTCAATATGATTTTAAAACGTATATGTCATCGATTCCTTATTGAATTCAAAAAAAACTGGTATGATATCAATAAATATATGATTGAAAATGATGAAAAATACAAAGATTTATATATAATTTATTATAAAAATATTTTAGGTGGAGATCAAAGTGAAGATATTCGTTCTTATAAAATACGTGGCTGGCTTTATAATCGAATCAAAACGAATATTCAACATTATACGATTACATAGTAAAAAAATATTTTTACAAATAGTTACAAAAATATTTTTATTGACCGAATGAATGATATTATGTATAATTTATGGACTAGGAGTAGGTGTTTTTCTTGATTTTTTTGATTTTAGTGTTTTAGATTTCGGTGATGGTGACCTACGAGATATAGCGATACTTTTTCTTTTTGTTGCTTTTGGTGATGGATAACGAATACCACGAATAATATTATCGAAATCGTGTTTTGATAAAACATTTTTGTTTTGTTTTCTGTTTGACCCGATTCCATCTATACTTATTTTTGGATTTTCATAAAATATTTCACCATTTCTAGTATAATACTTTACTGTATCATTACTAGATTTGGATGCGTTTATACATAGTTGTTCAAGTTGCTCTATTTTATTGACATCAGTTTTTTTGATACCTGTAACCATTAAATTCATTTTTTCTAAATTTTTCAAATTGATAATTGAATCAGGTAAATTTTCAATTGGATTTCTATTTAAATCAATCCAATTTAATTTTTTTAATTCTCCAATATTTTCTGGTAAGTATGATATTTTGTTGTTTGATAATGATAATGTATATAATTCTTTCAAATAACATACCTCATCTGGTAATTTTTCTACTTCGTTATAAATTAAACTTAATGTTGTTAGATTTGATAGCTGTCCAATTGTTGTTGGAATTTCTTTTATTCCAAGTCCATTCAAATAAAGTTCATGTAATTTTTCTTTATTGTTGACTAAAATATCAAACAATTGTTCGACGTCACTTTGTGACAAAGTGATACCTGTTTTTTCATACATTTCTGGTCTGCCAAATGTAAATGTATGAGTGTTTTGGTTTAGAAAAAGTTCTAATGCTGCTTTAAGTTTGTCATTTTGAATACTCTCCATCTTATATATTTTCTTTATATTATTATTTTTTTCTAGAAAATCAACAGTCAATTTTTTACTAAAAATATGAAATCATTTTTTTTGATTTCAAAAAATTGATTTTAAAAATTACGGACTATGAGTAGATAATTCTACTAAAATGTCATCTCTAGCTATTCCTGGTACCCATAATTATTTGGCTATTAAAAATGCCCACCCTCGAGATGCTTTCATTACATTCGAAGAAGGTCCTCATATTTATACAGTGATGGGTGAACGTGGTACATATACATCAGTTACTACATGGAATCATCATCATTTTTCACAATTCGACGCTGATAAAACAATCGATAATATGATGCGTGGAAAAAATTGGAACGACCCTGCGTATAAATATTATGGTATGACTCGTGAAGAAATTAAAGCACAATGGGATAAAAAACGCGATGCCTCGTCTGGTTCTGGTACAAAAATGCATTATGATATTGAATGTTATTATAATGAAATGGATGTGAAGAATGATAGTATTGAATTCCAATATTTCTTACAATTTGTAAAAGATTTTCCTGATTTGAAACCTTATCGTACAGAATGGATGGTATTTTACGAAGAAATGAAATTATCGGGTTCTATTGATATGATTTTTGAAAATCCCGATGGAACTATACAAATCTACGATTGGAAAAGGTGTCAGGAAATTGTAAATGAATCCAATTTTGGTAATTATGCGACGACATCATGTATTTCTCATTTACCAGATACTAACTTTTGGCATTATTCACTACAATTGAATACATATAAAAAAATATTAGAAGATAAATATGGTAAAAAAGTAACAGGTTTGTATTTGGTATGCATTCATCCAGATAACGCATACAAATCATATGAACGAATTCAGGTTCCCATATTAGAAAAAGAAATGACCGATTTATTCAATGTTCGTCTCGCAGAAGTAAATTCGAATCAAACAAAAGATAAACATTGATAAAAATAACATAAAAATAACATGATGAAAATTATATAAATAGGGAGGTATGTTGAATACAACAAAAAAAAATAATAATACTAGTATATATTTTTTATTCAAACGATTCTATTTTAATTTTTTGTTATTGTGCTTACAATTATATTATTTATTTGTTCCTAGACCACTTATTGAAAAAAAAGAAACTGTTTTAGACGCCAGTACGAAATATATTGAAAAACAAAAAACTAGATTTTTATCGAAGTTTTCGCTGCCTATAATCGACGAATTATCATCCAATATTGAACCCGTTTTTTATTCAAAAACCGATTTTCAAGAAATGATTTTAAATACAGATAATTCTTTGGAAAAGAAGTGGAAATCTCGTATTTTATTTGAATCTACCCCGAGAGGGAATATAATGATGTATTACGACGCTTATAAGTTGGGTTTTGCTTATTCATCTGATTCAACAGGTATTCCTTATCCTATATTGAATGCGGTTGCCATGAAATATGTAACTGTTTATAGATGTTTCGATTTTTTTATGGATAATGAAATCACCCCCGAGACCATTCCGTCGAAAATGATTGAAATCCATTTTCAAGATGAAAAAAAGGAATCTTTGAAAACTGCACAAAATCATGATAATAGTGATACAAAATTACAGAAATCGTTGAAAATTGATAATTCTGCTTTTGCCAAATTCAAAAATTATAGTAAAAAACCAGAAAATATAACCAATTCACATGCTGGTCAAAAGAATACATCAGAAACTGTTTCTGAAAAGAAAAAGGAATATGTTTGTAATAAATTTGTATCATTGGGTAAATTGTTGAATATTGAATTCACACAACCAATTTCTACCAAAAAATCTTGTTATTCATCTTTGAATGGATTTCGCTCCAAATTACTTGATAATTTAGATAGTGAAACTACTTTACAAAAACAAGTATTGAATTATAAAGATTTTAAAAAAAAACAATTGGAAAATATTGATAATATATGATTTTTATGCTTCTTGTTGTTTCTTCCATTTCAAAAACCCATTACTTTTTTCTAATTGAAATGATGTACCTAAATGGTTTTTCGCTATTTCATAACTTTGTAATTCTTTTTTTGAGAACGTTTTTATATATTCTTCCATTAGTTCTTGTTCCGATTTTTTTCCTGTTTTTTCTTCCGAAGTTTTCTCGATTTTTTGGATATCCATTATTGTTATTATTATTTGCTTAATAATAATAATATATTATTCTATTTATTACTCAATTTTTTAATTGAAACCAGCGAAAGGTTGTTTTTTATTTGTAGTAGTAACATAAAAATAATTATCTTTTGTACGGCAATTTATCAATCGTTTCATGTATTCTCCGCATGGAATAGCATAATTATAATTTATTCCTGGTTTGTTTGTTGTACATGTGTTTTTTGTACATGAACTTACTGTTGTATAATTTGCTTCCTTTTCGCAAAAATATTTGTCATATGATTTCATTTGAATATTGAATAATGATGGACTATTTGAAAAACTCGATACTACTATGAGTCTATATTGTTTGAAAGCAACTTTTTTAGTTATATTGAAAATGTATGTTTCATTACTATTTGGTATGCTACTTAATTTCATTTCATTTAATTTTATCCATCCGTTGTTATTATCTAAACCAGCAAGAATTATATTCTGTGCTATATTCGTAGTACTACCTGGCTTAGGTACTAAATATAATTTTTCTAATCTTATTTTGTATGGAAATTCTATTTGTACCCAACGACCATTATATGATGTATCACTTACACGTGTTATGCTTACATTGGCAGGGAGCGAATATATTGTATTTCCATTATATGTAGATGTAACTGAATATCCGGTAGTTTGCCAATAATCAGATGTACTTGGTGGATTTGAAATGAAAAATGGACCATTTCCTGAAAAACCATAATTATCACTTGATATTGTATAATCACCGTTACCATAAGGAAGATTACTTAAAGTTATTTTCTTTGGTGAATTAGTAATGCTTGGAATTGTCAAATTTGCCGGTGGATATGTCAATAAACTATCACTAACCGCATATTCCGTATTATTTAATGTTTCATCTACCAAAAATTTTATATAATCACTTTGTGAATTATTATTTTGATTATTATCTGGTTTCACTGTCGTATATGGTTGTGGTCTTTTTATCCACGCATATTTTGTACTTATCATACCAGATGTACCTAGTGTGGATGATTTCACTATATTTGGATTTTCTAAAGATATTACTGCTGACTGTACAATCGGTGTTTTTTTGAATTTACCACAGCAACCGCCATGACCAATTGCTACATTTCCTTTCATGAGTGTTCTTGGTAATGAGCGTGAAAGTGATGTTTGTCCTACATATCCTTGACTACGATATGTTCCACTTATTGAAAATTGTTTTTGACCTACACTTATATTATTATATTGTGTCTGAGTCTTTCTTTTCAATGTTGCGATAGACATATATATATTATTTTTATATATGTCTATGATATTTTTTTATTAGTTGATTATGGATTTAATTTTTTGTTGATTTCATTTATCTGTTCTTGTAAATACGATATTTGCTCTTGTTGTTGTTGTATTGTTATTGATTGTTCCTCTATTTTTTGTTCTGCCACTTCTAATCTCGTTTTATAGATTGGTATATTCAATGAAATATCATACACTACTATTTTTGTTTTCTCTAGTTCTTTATCTATCTCTAGTATTGCTGCGGTTGCTACCGTAAATATGGTTTCTTTTGATAATATGTGGAAATCATTCACTTCCTGTCCATATACAAATATTTTATTATCTGATAAATCACTATCGAGTAATGATTCTTTTATTGTAAAAGATGAAGCGTCGATTATTTTATCGAGTGTTACTATTTTTGGCTGATTTTGGTAATCATATAATTTGATTTTTATTATGTCACCTGATAAACTGAATTCATTTGTTGTTTTTGTATCTAATACTATTAATGAATTATCAATTACAGTGGCAAGTTCATAGATATTTGGTATATAATCTTTTTGTAACGATATTGATTCTGGTATTATTTGTTTGACATCTTGGGCGATGAAACCATAATTTTTTGATGTCCCTTTACCAATTTTATCTATATTATGATATTCTACTGGTTTTATTTGTCTAAATTTGTCTAATGCGTTGTTACCATTTATATCATTGACGTCTTTTTTAATACGTATATCTGATGAAATAAGAATACCACCAACACTCCATATACCTTGACATTTTATTGATACATTTTTGCTGGCTGTTGTATTGGGAGTACCACCACCACTGTTTATGAAATAGTTAGTTGCTGGTGGCGCTGTTCCACCGGAACCTGGCACTCCTGTCGCGACCTGATCATTTATTTCTAAAGGATAAGTTGGCGCTATTCCAATACCTATAGAACCTGTTATATACATGTCACCTGCTCCTACGTTCAAACCATATACTGATAATTTAGTAGTACCAA